ATCAAAACACATCTATTGCCCCGAGTAAACTCCCTCGGTTAACAAATGGTTATTGGGACCTCTGGTAATCGCATTGATAACGATGCCGTATTCTTCCCTCCCTTGGGGAACTTTATGCTCTTCGTTACTTCAACACGCATCTCCATTAGGTCTAACTCTTATTGCCCGATTCGGATCCCGCATTCTGCGTACGGAACAATCCCGGTCACTGTTCTTCAAAACATGGGTGCAATCATCTCCAGTCCTGAGAGGGTTGTATCGTCTGTTTGGGGCGACCATTATCGCACAATGCGTGTTGATTCTGGCTCGAGCATGGTGGTTATGGATACCATCGAAGCGGATACACTGGTCATCGGCGATCACTATCCTACCGTTGTCAATTACTTCTCCAGCGGCTGGATTTGCTTCACTTGCGCTGACGATTGTCCAGCATGTCAAGTGGATGATGGGACTGAGCCCAGTGTCGAAACTGGTCCAGGATACGTACCGCAGGTTTGCCAGTGTTGCGGATACTGTGGACACGGACCCTCGTTTGCCGAAAGTGGTTTCGCCCGATGGTAGTGAGAGGGACCGAGGGGTTGATGAGGCTTTGCCCACGAAGTGGAAGCCAAACAGGCATTACTTAGGCTGGCTTGCAAATGAAGCTAAAGCACAGTTTGGCTGTCCCACTAAGTGTGAAGCTAACTTCATCATGGTCCGAAGGTGGGTGTTAACTAAGATGCAGGGGAGGAACATGCGTCCTCAACATATTACAAGGTGGTTACCAACAATTGTGGCCTATGTGTTTGTACCCACTGAGTATGAGTTGGAGGCGCGTGAGTACCTCATGTCCGAATATGTTAGGAAGAAGGATGAGCGATATACTCATCCCTATACCTACTTAGACGGAGAGAGGTGCCCGGAACCCTTCCCTGAAGATAGCTAGGGGGGCCTTGTGTGCAGGGACGGTGTTGACACTCGATCATGTTTGTCAGATCCTCGCATCGTCACTTGTGTGCAGGGTGTTCCTAAAATACGGAAATGTTATGGATTACGATCTTGTGGACCTTATGCTAATTGGGGGGTCCACAATGCTAACATTCGGAACGTCGAGAGAGGGGTGTTGGAACGTGTTCTCATGTGTCAAGACAAGCCTGGGGTGTGGGCGAAGCCATTGCAGCCTGATCCGGCTGTGTTCGCTTCCCAGCTTAGCTTGTTCACTAAGAAATTCGGTAGATACACCAAGTTTGTTTTACCAATGACCAATCGTGAATTCGCGAATTCGTATGACGGTAAACAACGGAGTACCTATCTGAATGCGTGTGATAAGTTGGATGTGTATGGTTTACTTCCTATTGACGAAGAGGTCCAAACTTTCGTTAAAGCGGAGAAGATACCATTTCACTTGAAACCTGATCCTGCGCCGCGAATCATACAAC